GTAAAAATAATATATATATATATATATATATATATATATATATATATATATGAAAAATTGTGTAATATTTTTTGATTGTCATGGAATTGAAATTATGAAATATTTATTAATGAATAACAACTTTAAAAAAGATTTCAATATAAAATTTATTTATTTGAATGAATATGTTGTTAAAAATAGAAAATTTGTTGATAATACCAAATTAGAAGATGAACATATTATGATAATAGAAAATGCTGATATTTTAATTTTACAAGTAATTGAAAAAAATAGAGAATTTTTAAATAACAGCGAAGTAATTAAATTTTGTAAATCTGATTGTAAAGTCATTAAAATTCCACATTATAGAAATAGCATTTATACATATAATTGTATTGAAAATAAAATAGATAAATATGATTTAATTAAATGGTATAAAAATGATAAAAACAGTTGGAATTTACCAAAAAAAATAAAAGATTTAAATAATATAAATGAAACCAAAAAAATTATTCAAACTGAAATAGATATAATGAATAATTTTAAATATGATGAAGATGAAATGTTAAAAAGTATGAATTATAAAATAAATGATTTTGAAAAAGTGGATAGTTTATCAGATATTAAAATGATAGACTATTTTAAAAATAATTTTAAAAAATATAGATTATTTCAAGGTCGATCATATCCATCATCATTATTTTTTTTTGAATTAACCAACAGACTATTATATACATTAAAATATGAAGATAATGTAATATTTAAAGATACATATTTTGCTCAAAATACTGGAGAACCAATACCAGATTATTGGTATAATTATTGCAAATTTTCATTTAATAATACATATTTTACATGCGGTAATATTCCTATAACTGAATGCGAGTGGTATTATATATTATTATTATCACACAACCCAAATATACAGTCTAAAGAAGAAAATTTAAAATATTTGAAAATATTAAGACAGTCGGCGTTTTAAATGTTCAAAGGTATAAAAGATTTTTTTTCTTTATGAAAATTGTAATATTTCTTAATCTTTGTATTCATAACAAGAAGATGAACAAAATTGTCAAAACAATCCATATTTTTTGAACGCGTCTTAAATGCCTATAAATATAATGTAAAAAAATAAATAAATTTTTAATTAATAAACAATATAATCAACTAATATTATTACTATAACGTTTTATACTGTAAATATTTATACATTTTATTATTATCATTTATAGATTTTATTGTTATTGTTATATATTTCATTCAAAATATTTTGTGTTTGTAAAATATTTTTTACCGGATGCCCAATTACTTTATGATGATTTATTATGTTATGATCATTTCCATTTTTTTCATATTTATCACCAAAATAATGAATTTCTGAATAGTCATTTAGATATTCTAATACTTGCATCTTATCATATTCGCTGGGATATATACCAATACCAACTTCACCACCTTCACATATAGTTAATTTATCTGTAATATCTAATTCTTGGGCTTTGTTTTTCAAAATATTTATTAATTGTGTTCTATATTTATTTTGTTTGTCTTTTTCAATAAAATATTTTCTCTCTATATCCATAGCTACCATTCCGATAAGTGATATATATATAATTCCATTTCTTAAGTCTATAAAATTTCCAGTTATAACATAATCTACCTTTGAAATAAATGATAATGCAAGTTTTATTAAAATATTAATTTTATAATATAATTCATGATTTCTAATGTTTTTAGTATAAATATTTTCTAATTTTAAAATGTTACCACCAATATTTTTATGATATACACACCCACATTCTGTAAATAAATGTTTAAAATAATATGCATTTTTAACTTGTGCGAGGATTTTTTCTAATTTACCTCCACCTACTATACCAAGGTCAAATCCTTGATTACTTATTTTTTCTAGTAATGTAAATGTTTTATCTTCCATTATTTTTCCAGATTCTGTTAAAGTTCCATCTACATCGAATAAAATTAATTTTTTCATATTATAGTTATATATAAACTAAATAATATATTAAATTTCATTATAAATTTAAAGTTTATTCATATAATAATATATATGAATAAACTTTTACTTATAAAAGATACAATAGAGAGAATGGAAAAATGTCACCAAATTGAAGTATTAAAAATTTTTCATAGTGAAAAAATTAATTCAATTAATGAAAACAATAATGGAGTATTTATTAATTTAGTTGATATATCAGATAATATAATTCAAAAACTAGAAGACTATATTATTTATGTTGATAAACAACAAAAACACTTGTTTAATATTGAACAAAAAAAATTAACTATAGAGAATAAATTTTTTAATAAAGATAATAAAGATAGCGAAGTATATAATGTAGCCAATGCATAGTAGTGATATAATTAAAAGATGTTCTAAATTTATGTTAACTAATGAAAATATGCAATATATTATTACAACAAAAAATACTGAATCGTTAAATAAACATGAAAAACCAAAAAATATTAAACCACCATTATATAATAAAAATAGAGTAATTAAACAAGAATATTATTCACCAAATGGAACAGATAAACTATTTTGGTGTTTTTATAAACTAGTTACTCCTGAATGGGATGATAATAATTGTAATTTTAAATTAGAAAAAGATTTTAAAATTAATTCTATTGAAAGATTACGTACAGTTAAACCGCAATTAAAAGTTCATAAATTGACATTAACACATATTGAAAATGAGTTATTAAATGAAAAAAAAATTGGAATTCAAACGTTATTAGCTTTATGTATATTATATAAAATAAATTTACTTTATACATGGAAAAATATGTATATTGAAATAAATTCAGGAAATGATGAAGAGAAAGATGGTAATAATATTAGTATAATTAATAATATAGATAATGTAGATAGTATACCGCTAAATTGTGATAATAAAGTTGAATATTATAGAGACAATTATTTATATATTAGTAATCCAAATAAACCCATTAAAGCTGCATCTGCTTATACACATAAAGAATTATCACTTATAGCAAAAAAATTACAAATTGATACATCACAATTAAAAACAAAGAAAGATTTATATGAGAAAATACTTGAAAAAATTTAAGATACATAAATAACAATAAAATTGATATTTAAATATACAAATTTAAATATTAATATTTAAATATTATATATGTCAAAGAAAACCTTTGAACAACTTAATAATTTATTAAAATTATATTTAGAATCGAAAGATACTATAGAAGAATATTCGGAAGCAGAGTTAGAAATCCGATTTGGTACTCGTAAATTGAATAAAGGTTTAAAAATTACAAAAATAAATTATGATAATGTAGTTAAAAAATTATTATCTTTAGATTTTGAGGCATCTAATATCGCACAATATTATTTGAGAATTTCACCTGAAAAAAGTAGTAAAAATAATGATTTGCGTGTTGAATTAAATGGACTTAAAAGTATACAGAATTATTGCATCAGCAATGAATTGCCGATTATAGATAGTGATATTATGGAAAATATTAAGATAATAAGTAAAGAATATTTTAGAGATAGTCAGTCTCCTGATGTAGAAAATCCAGTTAATTTTGATGATTTTAGTTTTAGAGTTTCATACCAAACTGAAACATTACATGGTCTTGAAAGTGATAAAGTATCGTCTTTAAGAAACGAATTCAAAGAGATTAAAAAATTTTATCGATTAATTAAACGATTTACTTTCACACACAAAGATTTTCCGGTTAATATTGATATGAGTATTGTTAAAGAATCAATTAAAAACGAATATAATATAAAAGAATCTAATATTTTTAATCAAAATGAAAAATATGAAATTGAGATAGAAATTGATAGCGATAAAATAACAAAAGATAGCAAATTTTCATCAGTTAAAGAATTAGATTTACTAATTAAAAAATTATCAAAATATATTTTAACAGGCCTTCAAGAAACAAATTATCCAATATCGTATGATGAACAAAATGAAATTGCTAATGAATATCTAAAAATGATCAAGAAAGATAGTAAATATAACAAACAAATTCAGACAAAAGATTTTATTGGACCAAGTTCATTTACTTTACAAATGAATAATATTGCACCTGTTAATAGTGATTCTAAAATTGTTAATATTCGACAAAATTATACTGTTACAGATAAAGCTGACGGGGATCGCAAAATTCTTTATATTAATAAAAAAGGTAAAATTTATCTATTAACAACAAACATGAATATTCAATTTACTGGTGCACAAACTAATAATTCAGATTTATTTAACAGTATTTTAGATGGTGAGCACATTTTACATAACAAGAAAGGACAATATATTAATTTATATGCCGCATTTGATATTTATATTATAAATAATAAAGATGTGCGATCATTATCTTTTACACCTTCATCAAGTGATGAATCTAGCGAATTACATAGATTACCATTACTTGTTAATTTTATTCAAGCATTAAATCCAGTATTATTTAATAGTACTAATAAATCTCCTCCTATTAGAATTGAGAATAAACAATTTCAAATTTCAACTCCACAACAAACAATTTTTAAAGGATGTAATGTTATTTATGAGCAAATAAAAGATGGCCTTTTTGAATATGAAACTGATGGGTTAATTTTTACACCAATGGATAAAGGCGTTGGTAGTAATAGTAAGGGTGAAGAGCCGAAATCAGTTAAAGTTACATGGGATTATTCTCTTAAATGGAAACCCCCAGAATTTAACACCGTTGATTTCTTAATAACTACAAAAAAATCACCAAATGGTGAAGATATAATTGGTAATATATTTCAAAATGGAATAGACACTACAGTTGATACACAAATTAATCAATATAAAACTATAATTTTAAGAGTCGGTTTTGATGTAAAAAAACATGGTTATGTGAATCCATGTGCTAATATTATTGAAGATAATTACCCTTCAAATAATGATTTAGATAATGGAGATACATATAAACCTGTACAATTCTTTCCAACAAATCCATATGACAATGATGCTGGTGTTACTAACATTATGATTACAACTGATAATATGAGTGAAAAGCAAATGTTTACAGAAGCCAATGAGATTATTGAAGATAATATGATTGTTGAATTTAGATATGATTTAACACGTGAATCTAAATGGCGGTGGGTACCCCTACGTGTTAGATATGATAAAACTGCAGATTTTAGAGCTGGAAATAAGAATTATGGTAACGCTTATCACGTAGCAAATAGTAATTGGCATAGTATTCATAATCCAATTACTAAAAGAATGTTAACAACTGGAGAAAATATTAGCAATGAACTAGGTGAAGATGATATATACTACAATAAGTTTGATGGTGTATCAAAAACTCGAGGATTAAGAGATTTTCACAACTTATTTGTTAAAAATATTATGATTTCATCGGTTACTAAAAAAGGTGATACATTAATTGATTATGCTATGGGTAAAGGTGGAGATTTACCAAAATGGATTAATGCTAATATTTCATTTGTATTTGGATTAGATATATCGCGTGATAATTTAGAAAATAAATTAGATGGTGCATGTGCCCGATATTTAAATTATAAGAAGAAATTTAAGGTACTACCAAATGTCATGTTTATTCAAGGAAATGCATCTCAAAATATAAAAAAATTAAAGGCCCAGTTTTCAGACAAAGGAAAGCAAATAACTGATGCAGTATTTGGTGTTGCAAGTAAAAATGAAAAACTGCTAGGTAAAGGAGTATTTAATATATATGGTAAAGGAGAGAATGGTTTTAATGTTAGCTCAATTCAGTTTGCAATGCATTATATGTTTGAGAATAATAATTCTCTACAAAACTTTCTTACAAATGTTAGCGAGTGTACACAAATTGGGGGATATTTTATTGGTACATGCTTTAATGGTAAGAAAATTTTTGATATCTTAAAAGATAAAAAAGAAAATGAAAGCTATACAATAATGAGTGATGATAAAAAAATTACAGAAATAACTAAACGTTATGACAGAAAAGAATTTGATGATAATAATTCATGTCTAGGGTATAGCATTGATGTCTATCAAGAATCGATTAATAAAGTATTTCGAGAATATCTAGTAAATTTTGATTATTTAGATAATCTAATGCAAAATTATGGTTTTGTAAAATTAACAGATGATGAGCTTAAAAGAATAAATATTCCAAATTCAGTTGGCTCTTTTAGTGAACTGCATTATATTATGGAAGAAGAAATTAATAAAAATGCAGCTAATAAAAATAAATATGGACAAGCTAATAATCTTACAGATAAAGAAAAGGAAGTATCATTTTTAAATAATTACTTTATTTACAAAAAAAATAGACCTGTAGATATCAACGATATTGGTAACGCATTAGCTGATAAAAGTGATACTGAAATAAAAGATGATATTGAAGAATCATTAATTGCTCAACAAACCGTAAAAACAGTTCAAAAAAAATCTGTTAAAAAACCAGTTAAAAAAGATAAAAAAATTAAATTAGTAATTCCAGAATAATTTATTTATTTATATAGTAAATAAGATTAAACAAATTTTTTATCTATATTAATACAAAATTTGTTTAAAAAATAACATAAACATATAAAAACAAATTATATTATCGTATGAGTTTTTATTTATTACCACAAATTCACAATATTATTTCATGTAAACATGTAAGTATTCTTATAAATAATGAAGATGATAAATGTTCGGGTGATAATATTTGTAATTCTGGTATTTCAAAATCATTACATAATTATTTGAATAATATTAAAAAAGAAATTGATTTATACAGCAATGAATGGGACGTGTTTAAAAAATACACAAATCCATATGAATATATACATACATCTATACCTTATTATAAACAGTCAGTATGTAAACTAAAACCATTATCCAGATCATTTTTCAAATTAATTGAGATAGTAAATCTATTATCATTATATAATGTTTCTGATGAAAGTAATGATAGTAGTGATAAAATAAATACCTTTCATTTGGCTGAAGGCCCTGGAGGCTTTATAGAAGCAATTGAATGGTTTCGTAATAATCCAAATGATAAATATTATGGAATGACATTAATAAGTAATGATAATAATGTTCCTGGATGGAAAAAAAGTTCACATTTTTTATCTAAACATAAAAATGTTATTATTGAGACTGGAATATCAAAAAATGGTGATTTAAGTGATAAGGAAAACCTATTATATTGTCTCAATAAATATAGAAACACGATGGACCTTGTTACTGGTGATGGAGGATTTGATTTTTCTATTGATTTTAACAAACAAGAAAGTATGTGTATAAAATTATTATATTATCAAATTTCATTTGCACTAGCAATACAAAAAACGGGAGGTAATTTTATATTAAAAGTATTCGATATTTTTACTGAAGCTTCTGTAGATTTACTTTATATATTATCATTATGTTATGAAAAAATATATATTGTCAAACCTTATTCTAGTAGATATGCTAATTCTGAAAAATATATAGTATGTAAAAATTTTAAGTTAGAAGATAGTAGAGAAATTGTAAATCATCTATCTGAAAACTATGAATTAATAAATAATGCAAAAAAAATATCTAGATTTCTTAATATCGATATTCCATATTTATTTTTAAATAAACTAGAAGAATATAATGCTATAATTGGACAGCAACAAATTGAAAATATAGTGTCGACATTATATTTAATAAATAATAATAATAAACCAGAGAAACTAGAAAGTATGAAAAATATTAATATTCAAAAATGTTTGCAATGGTGTATCAAATATAATTTACCATATGTAAAAAATATAACAGAAAATAATATTTTTGTTCCTCTTGCAGAATAAATAATATATTATATTATATTATATAATGCCGGCGTGTGATTGTAAATCTTGCAAAGATATGATGAAACCCTCAAATATGGAAAAATGGAAATTTTCTATTATTGGTGCGGTAATATTTTTATTAGTTGCAAACCCCTATACTTTTAAATTAGTTCAATGTTTATTAGGTAATTTAATTGGTAAGATTGCAGATAAGAATTCTGGGTGTCCAACAATGTTAGGTTTATTTATTCATGCTATTGTATTTACAATATTAGTAAGATACTCAATGGAATTAAAATTATAAGTATTTAATATTTAGGGAAAAAATATTAAACACACGTTACTATTATATATAAATTATTATGCAATCAGTATTAACAATATATAATGCCATTGTTAAAAATAAAAAAAAAGAACGTTTTGAGATTATTTTAGAACCATTGCAAGCGTTAATTCAAATAGCTTGCTTGGGGTTTTATCCTGTAGGAAGTAAGGTAAATATATATAATAATTTACTTTTTATTCAAGGAACTTGTTGGAGTCAATCAATATCAAGAACTTATTATAATGATTCAAAAGATGATTTATTTTATTTATTTAACGCGGTTGTTAGATTTAACAAGTTTTATAAAAATATGGATTCAATAGAAGGTGCTAGTTTATTTGAATTAATTAAAACATTAGCATGTAATGGTATAGATAATTTAATACAAACATATCAACAAGTAGATAATCCTGCATTACTTCATACTTTGAAAATGTACAAACTTTTACTTGATAATAAAAATAGCGAGACAGAACTTGAATTGTTATTATCAAATACTAGTATTTCTAGTGAAAATCAAAATATCGATGATATATTTATAAATATTACAAAATTATATTCTAAATCAGAATTTCATATTATATATAATACTTTAAAATTAATGAAAGAAAATCCACAAAATTATATTGACTACAATAATAGTTTATATTATATATTGAATCCTATAAATAATAAAATCAAAAAATGGATAAATGATAATATTGTTTTTTAATTAAATGTCATTTGCTTTGTAATTATGAATCCAGTTCCAGTACCACGAGTACTATTAATCTTTGTTCGTCTCTGTAATTCAAAATCACTACTATTGGTGTGGAAACAAATTGTATGTTTACCAGCACCACCTTTTGGTTGGCGAGTACTAGTTCGCGGTTTACATTTTTCGTATTTACTTTTAAGAAAATATGGCGCACCACCATCTGAACTATATTTACCAGCATTTGCACCTTCTTTACCCCATGCACTATAAAACGATGATCCGTTATTTGTTATATTATTGTATTTAAGATTTAATGTTCTTAAACTAGAAGATACAGCTCCTTGTTGAGAGAATTGTTGATTACTTGGTTTATATATGACTATTTTTTCAGTTGTATTACACCCTTTTTGTATACATTCATTTGCTCCAAAAGTCTGTGTTCCATTTGAATTATTTGAAGGGTATATTATAGTTCCATCTCTAGTAATATATTCAATATTTTTTCTCTTATGTATATTTAAATTTTGTTCATATCTTTTAACCCGACTTTTCAAGTAATTTTTTGTATCAGAATAATATTTTTTATCAATTAATGTTACTGCACTTTTTATAATATTATTTTCGGGGTTACAACTAATGCAAACTTCTCTATTCTTACAATCATCATAGAATTTATCGTCTTTATGAATTTGCGAGATTATTTTTGCACTATCGTATTGATTGATATTTTCTTTAGATGAACCAACAAAATTGTTTACATTAACATCTTGACAATTAACACAATCAGTGCTATTAACCCCTAAATATACACTTCCCCCGGGTGTATCAATTTGACTTTGATCTTTAATCGATGATACCCCATTGTCTTTTCGTGGCGGTTTTAACTGTTTTCGGTATTGTTTCAATGGCCGCGCTTTTCCAAAAGGACTAGAATAATCATTAGCTTCATTATTATACATATTATTTATTGGTGCCCCAGCTGAAGATGGTCTTGTATAATTACTATTTGGTTTTGAATTTACTGGAACCGCCGAGTTAGTTGATTTTCCTTTCCATGAGACATAAGGTTGACGTTGCCATTTATAATTAGATATATTATAGTTAATAATAGAATTCATATATAATTATTATAGAAAATAATAATTGTATATTCACAAGTATAATTATATATATATAATATAATGTCATATATATTCGGATTATTGCTAATATTGATTATACTTTATTATTTATTTTATCACAACAATGTAGAAAATTTAGAAAATTCAGGTAAAGAAACAGAGTATCAACCATATAAAAAATTAGAAAGCAATCCAACTTTTATCGGTATGCAAAACGCATCTAATATTACATTTTTAAAATCTCAAATGGAAGATTTAATTAAACTAAAAGAAAAGGTATCAAAAATGGACGATACTGTAAAATTAAACCAGAAAGGATTAATGCAAATAGCTAATCAAATAACTAAAGCTGGGCATAATGTAATGGGTGGACCGATTCCAAAAGATAAACCTTTACCTCAAATATCTGGAATGTAAATCACACTATATAACTTAATATAATTTGATTTACTAATATAATTATATTTTATTATATTAGTAAATGAATTTTTTTAATGATGTATTAAATGACTTGGACTCTCTTGAACAAACATTATTAGGTCCTGATTATAAATATTATAAACAAATTAAAGCCCCAAGTCAAATAGGTATGTCTAGTGATGGTAATCTTGGTGCTATGGCTAATGATATTGCCGGACTAATTGCTTATACTGAACTATTAGTGACTGGTGGTGGATCTGCATCGAAAACTGGCGGACCTTTAGGTGACAAATTTTTTCTTAAAACCGGTGCAAAATGTAAAGATGTAAAAAGCGGTAACCAAGTTACTAGATCGTTATATATTAATAATGTTCCAAATGGAAGTATTCCATTTATATCATCTGGTCTAGGTGTTGATTTTACAGAATTCGAAGGCTTAATACCTGGAACAATGGAAAATTTAGCAAAAATTAACCCATTATCAATCTTTCAAGCATTTATGGGAGGCTCTAATCCCGATTGTCAAGCAATACAACTAGAAACTATTGATGTTAATAATAATAAATCTACTGATACACAATATTTAACAACCGTTGATATTAAGAATTTAAATCCCTGTTCATTTCTAAATGGGGAAAATACTATTACAGGTGTTAAATGTATTGAGTCTTTTGAATCTAACCCAGATCGCGATAATTATAATAAAAACGATGACAAAAATAAAAATTTATCTACAGCAGATTTAATTAAATTTTTTGATATAAAAGATATCATAAATATTACATATTATTCAACATTAATAGTATTATTAATATACTTATTTAAATGTTATAAAAAAAAATAATTAAATTATGGTGCATAGACTTGACGATTTCCAGAACTTGTTAATCTAGATGATCCACCACTTCTGTAAGAATTATTTAAAGCTCCCTTCTTTTTAGGAGCAGTACAACCACCACTTCTAGCTCTTTGTCGAGCAGTTGCAGTAAATGATCTATCTGGACCACCATTGGAAAATCCAGTTGCTAAATGATTTTGATGTTGAGTTGTAGATTTACCAACTGCGGTAATTCGTTTTAATTCTGTTAATTGTGACGAGTCGTGGTATCCTTGACCACCACCAGCATCTTTAATATATGTTTTTCTAGCATTACCATAGCTTGTATAACCTTGATTTGCTGGATAAAATGATGGGGGGTTTGCACCATTTACAAAAGCTAATTTATTATTTCGATTAGAATATACAGATGCTCCAGAAAGTCCAATAGATCTAGATCCTGTTGTTTTATATTCCATTCTTTTAGTTGGGCTAAACATAATATAATTAGTCATAGTGTATATATATTATGACTAATAAAAAAATACATATAATATTTTTTTATTAGATTACTGTTTTTATTAGATTACTGTTTTTATGTCATAATTCTTGGGGCAATATTCATTGTAATTAATTCTTGAAATAATAGCTTACATGAATAAGGAATTTCAACATATTTAAAATCAGTACGGTTATCACATGTATTACAATAATGAATATGTGTTTTATTATTATGCGATGCAATAAGTCCACATTTATTACACACATGAACTTGGAATGCATCTGATGCATCGTAAATTCGACCTTTATTAAATCTTGCAGCACCATGGGCAATCATAGCATCTCGTTCCATCTCTCCAAAACGAAGACCACCATCTCTAGATCGACCTTCGGCTGGCTGTCTGGTAAGATTTACCATTGGACCAATACTACGGCTATGTTGTTTGTCATTTACCATATGTTTGAGTCTTTGATAAAATGCAGGTCCAATAAATATATTTGTTGTGATTTGCTCTCCTGTTAGACCATTGTATAATACTTCTTCACCATTTGATTCATATCCAACCTTTTGTAACTCTTTGCAAATATCTTTAATATTTAGATTACCAAAGCTTGTTCCATCACCAAATAATCCTAACTCTAATAAAACTTTACCTAATAAAGTTTCTTTTAATTGTCCAATAGTCATACGACTAGGAATAGCGTGAGGATTGATGATAATATCCGGTCGAATTCCTTCAGCTGTAAATGGCATATCTTCTTCTGGAATAATATTACCAATTGTTCCTTTTTGTCCATGACGACTTGAAAACTTGTCACCAATGACTGGTTCTCTAACAGTACGAAGCCGAACTTTGCAAAAGTTGTAACCGTCACCATTTCGTTCAATATAATTTTTATCAACATATGTTTCTTCTTTAGTTCTATAAATTTTACTTTGATCTTCATATTTAATAACCTTCATATGATCATTGCGATTTTCTTTAATTGGTAAAATTTTAGAAATGATAATATCCCTGTCTTCAACTAATGTATTTTCTGGAATAATACCATTTGCGTCTACTTTATCATAATTCGCAAATTTCATTCCTTTCGTTTTAGTGGGATCTGGTTTACATCTTAATTCTTCATCACCATGAATTTTTTTATCTTCATCTTTTTCAGTATGATAAACCGTTGCTTGAAATAGTCCTCGATTTAGAGAACCCTTATTAAATAGAATACTATCCTCTTGATTATATCCCGAATGAGTTCCAATAGCTACAATAACCATCTCTCCAGATGGAATTTGGTTAAGATTTAAAATATTCATAATTCTAGTATCTACTAGTGGTCGCATTGGATAAGATAGAACATATGCAGTTTTATCCATTCGATTCTCAAAACTAGTAACATAAACACCCATTGCCTGCTTTCCCATTGCAGATTGATATGTATTTCTAGGAGATTGATTATGTTCAGGATATGGAATACAAGAAGCTAGGATACCAAAAATAACACTTGGATGAATTTCACAATGTGTATATTTATATACAAAATTCGAACCATTCTTATCCAGATCATTTACTCTCATAGCTGTCATACAACAACTTTGTTCTAGAGGATCAATATATTCAATAACCGAATCTTCAATTTTACAATCAGTTAGTAGATCATTCCAATCTAGCTCGCCTTTTTCTAATTTTTTAATAGTGTCCATTGTATATGTAATCTTATTATTACGAACTTTTAATACTGGGCGAATTAATCGTCCGGCATCATTACATACACGAATTTCCTTATTTTTATAATCAAAGATAATACTTGTATAAATGTTAAAAATTCCTTTGTATTTTTTTTCTTTAAGTGAAGTGTATAAATCAATTGGATTTTTTGTAATACCAAACCATGCTCCATTAATAAATACTTTAACATATTCATCAATATTTTTACACTGTTCAAAATCTTCAATAAAATCCTTAATATAATTAATAATTGGGTTACTATTAGAATTAATTGAAATAGTTGTCATATAACTTAAGTTCTTAACTACACCAACTGAAGCTCCTTCTGGGGTTTCCGCTGGACATAAAAATCCCCAAGAAGTATTATGTAATTTGCGAGGTGGAATTAATTTACCACTTTTATCAATTGGGGTATTACACCGTCTTAAATGACTTAAACTTGAAATATATGTTAGTCGGTTCAATACTTGAGCAACACCAACTTTATTACTATTTGTTTGCTTTATTCCGAAATCACCTGTTGCGAGTGCTCGTTTTAGACCATTTTCAATTGTTGTTGATTTAATAATCTTATAAATATTTGTTAGATTGAGAATATTGTAATAATCCTCTGTAGATTTCCATGAACCATTATTAATTTCACGCATTACATGTTTTTGCATATCTTTAACGAGTTTGTTAAAGTAATTCCGAAATAAATTATTTAATAGAGTTCCAGTTAAATCAATTCTTTTATTTACATATGAATCGCGATCATCGACCGAACTTAATTGTAAATAACATTTAATTAGTTTTAATGTCATATAACCAAGAAAGTGAATCTTTTGAGATTTATCATGACAATGTGGAAATAGATCATTCTCTAAAACCTCAAGGGTAAATTCCCGCTTTTTAATAGCGCCTTGTTCTTTATCCATATTTAAAGGAGTATACATCACATTATTAGTAATATATTTAATCGCACTTTCATAATCAATGCAAGTATTTGCTTCTACAATAGACGCTTTTAATTCATTAACAAATATTTTATAATCAGGATTATCAATATCCAATACAATTTTTTTGCAAATATCTTTATCAGAAATAATACCAAGCGCTCTGAATAGAATCACTAATGGAATCGGCTGCTTTAATCTAGGAATTTGAATCCATAATCCATACCCAAATGAATTACTTTTTGTTGAACGCATAATTGAGATTTGTTTTGGTGAAATACATTTCCAATCAGGAACTGACTTGATTTCAGCCATATGAGTCCATTTACTATTATTTTTACTAACATCAAAACAATATACTTGATTTTCAGCAGCTCTTTCTTGACCTAAACAAGTCTTTTCAGATCCATTAATAATAAAATAACCTCCTGGATCCATTCGACATTCACCGGTTACTTCTGATGAAATATGTTTATATTGACTTAAAACACAAATATTTGAGCGAAGCATGATTGGAATCTTACCAATGTGAATCTTTGGAAGAACTTTATAAAATGTTTGACAGTTATCCAAAGTCTTTCCATTTCTTACAACATATTTAATATTAAGATCAATTGTCATATTTGATGCATATGTAAAGTTGCGAAGTCTAGCTTCTTGTGGAAACATAAGCTTTGTCGCACCATTATTTTCATGAATTTGTGGTCTGTGTAAGCTGAAATTTTCAAAAGTGATGTAAATCTCTAGAGCATATTTATCAAATTCTTTATTATAATCCTGTTCAGTTCTAATACATACAGGATTAAACATTTCTATTGTATGTGGAATCTGTCTTGAAATAAAATCATTATATGATTCTACTTGATGTCGCACTAACTGTTTTAAATATTGATTTTTAAAATAAGAATTGATAATAACCCATGGAATCTCTTTTTCAGAAACATCACTTTCTTCTAGTGCTTTTTTTTCAGTTAAAATGTCTCTGGCCTCATTCATATTTAATTCTCTTTTCATGATATCTGTCATTTTTATGTATTATTTTTTTAGCTAATATTTAATATCAATTTATATTTAAATTAATATTAAATATAAATTAATATTAATAAGAACACATTTTTTCTTATTAAAATTGTATTTAAAATTGTATTTAAAATTGTATTTATATTTATATTTAATGGCAAATTTGAAGGACGCGTTAGATAATAATATTTACTTTAAAAAATATTTACCTACAAAAAAAATTTATTCACATGATGAAGCCAATCTATATAAATCTTTATCTAATACAGATTTTGATATGAATATAAATATTAATGAAACATATTGTAAAATGTATGATAAATCTACAATAATTAACCCTGATAATATTATATTAAAAAAAGAAAAGGTTATTATTCAAAGAGAGATAAACTCTCTCTCTGATTTATTATCGTTAATTAATGATTACCCATTAAACCAAAATATTGAATATAATATTGATATTCATAAATTACACAAAATTAAGGTACCACTATTAAAATTAAACTCTATGATCGGACTTGAAAAACTAAAAACAAGTATTTGTGATCAAATTATATATTACATGCAAGATATGCATAAAATTACTAGCGAAAATAGTAATCCGGACTATATGCATACAGTTTTATATGGGCCTCCAGGAACTGGTAAAACTGAAATTGCTAAAATGATTGGTGAAATTTTTAATAAAATGGAAATTTTACCATCAAATAAGTTCAAAAAAGTAACTCGATCCGATTTAATAGCTGGATATCTTGGGCAAACTGCCATAAAAACTAATGAAGTTATTGATAGTGTATTAGGGGGAGTTTTATTTATAGATGAGGCCTATAGTCTAGGTAACTCTGAAAAACGCGATAGTTATTCTAAAGAATGTTTGGATACATTATGTGAATCTCTTAGTAATCATAAAGATAATTTAATGGTTATTATCGCCGGTTACGAAAATGAACTACAAGAATGTTTTTTTTCATATAATCAAGGATTAAAATCGCGTTTTACATGGAACTATAAAATTGAACCCTATTCATCTGAAGAATTAAAAAATATTTTTATTAAAAAAATAAATGATAATGGTTGGAATTTAGATTATAATATTACAAAAATATTTTTTGAAAATAATAAATTATACTTTAAATCATTCGGTCGTGATATTGAAAATTTTTTTTCCAAAATCAAAATTGCACACAGTCGCAGAGTATTTTGTCTGCCAGAAGAAAAAAAAACTTTTATTAATGAAAATGATATAATAAAAGGTTTTGAATTGTTTAGTGATAATGTTAACAAAGAAAAAGAAGAAAAACCCGATTTTCTTATGTATACGTAATAATTTTAGAGATATATTATTCTGTTAATTTAATTGATGAATTCAAAAATTTCACTAAAAAAATTAACAGATGCTTCAAAACGAGAAGGGTTTTCTATAAACGATAAAATCAATTTATATCGTCTTGAACAAAAAAAACTACATGAAAATAATGAGAAAAAAAAACAAAATGCAATTTTAAACATAGAAAATAAAAACTCCAATATAATTTCTAATCTACATTCTATTAATAATCATATTTGTAATGATATTGATAGCATGAACTATGTATATGAAAAAAATATTATTGATATTGAACTTTTTGAAAATAATATAGAAAAAATAAATCTTAAAATAGAAAATTACAAAAAAGAATCTAAAAAAGATATAGATGAGATTATAAAACAATCGGTATTATATATATCATCTGAAAACGATAACTATAACAAAAATATTAATAAAATAAAATTTGAATTTGATAAAAAATCATATAATAAAACCGAGTTATTTAAGAAAAAATTATTAACAGCTATTGAAGATAAAAAATTGTCAAATGAATTACAAAAAAAACAACTTCAAATGGAGTTAAAAGAAAAAATAGCTATAATGAAAAAAGAATTAGAAGATAAAATAGCTATAATGAAAAAAGAATTACAAGATAAAATAGAAACATTGCATTTAGATTTTGATAATATAGACCAACAATTATCTGATTCATTAAATAATGACATTAATAGTTATGATAACCAAATATTAGAATATAAAAAGATAATCGAAGATGAAAAATTTAAAAAATTGCAAAAAATTAATATTATAAAGGAAACAAACTTGTATAAAAATAAAATAGACGAAACTGATAAGATTAAAAAAATTAATGATAATTTAATTTTTCAATTAGATATTATTGACAATAATAAAATATCTTATTTATCAGATATTGATAAATTAAAAAAAATAAATAGCGATATTGAAATAAAAAAAAAATTAGCATTAGATAAAAAAAAACATAATAATGATATTATCAATGAAATGACAAGAAAAAACACTATTAATATTCTTATACGAAATAGTTACAGACCTAATTATTTTTTAAAATGTATAGATAGTATATTAAATCAAAATATAGATAAGGAGAAAATAAAAATATATATTTGTTATGATGATATTAGATGTCTAGAATATCTAAATAATTATTCAAAATATGAAAATATTACATTATTTTCAGTTGATTATATAGATTGTAATCAACCGTTTTTCTATAATTTATATTGTAATGAATTATTAGATAAAGTAGAAAATGGCTGGATAATTTTTATGGATGATGATAACGAATTCACCTCATCTAATAGTTTACAAATTATATATAATAATATAATACAAGCAAATAGTAACAATATACTCATTTGGAAAATAAAAATAAATGAAAACATTATTATATTTCCAAATAATATTGATTTATTAAAAAAAGGTGATATAGATACTAATGGTATATGTTTTAATGTTGTAAATAAAAATAAGTCTCGTTGGGTTTCTCAACAAGGTTCCGATTATATATTTTATAATAAATTAATAAAAACATCTTATAAAAATTCGGATTGTATATATATATCTGAAGTATTAACTCAAACAATTAATGAAAATAATGGATTAAAAGGGTTAAGTGAAAATCCTGATTTTACAGAATTAATTAATAAACATTTTATAAAACAAATTTATATATCAGATTCTTTGTCACATTTAAAGAAGCGAATATTATTCCAAAATAATTTATGCGAATATAATAAGAATAATAACAATGTCCCATCATGTTTTTTTGGTCTTTATACAGATGATGATTATAAAAATATTTCAAACCATAATGGAATAAAATATATTATATTTGGGGGTAGTGATATTGATAATTTAGCTTTGTTAAAAAAAATATTAAAATTAGATGATATAATATTAATTTCAATTTCTGATAATATTACATCTAGATTAAAAAAATATAAGATAGATTCTATTCAAATATTATTTAATATAGTTGATTATCAATTATTTAAACCGATTACTGAATATGGTGATAAAATATTTATTTATAATGGTGTTAAAAAAAAACATGATAATGGCGACATTTATGGTAAAAAATATTACGATAAAGTTGTAGAAAATTTACCAGATTACGATTTTATATTCAGTGAAGAACTAAATTTAGAATATGAAATGATGCCACATATATATAAACAATGTTTTATTGGGTTACGATTAACACACGGAGATGGTAACGCTAATATGGTTCAAGAAATGGAAGCCATGAATATACCAGTTATACATAATCACAGTGAATATGGTATTAAGTGGAAAACTTTAGATGATATCGTATCTATAATTAAAAGTAGAATTAAAAATTAGTAATCAAAAAAAATAATATTATATATCATAATATTATATAATGGATGAAGAATATTTCAAAAAACAATTTGATTGGGAATTATACATTAATGAGAGCATAGATCTAAAACCAAATGGTATAGAAAACTATATAAGTGCATGGAATCATTTAAATAAACATGGCTATAAAGAAAAGCGTGTTCCATTTAAAGATCGAAAGGTATTTGAAGAATTCAAAATATTTAAAGCACAAGATAAAGAAAATTTAGATATAAAAATATTAGAAATGAAAAATATAAATATATTAATAAATCCTAGTTCGAATTTAAATGTTACAGCAGGAGATACCGTTATGATATCCAATTATATGAACTTATTAATGAAAAATAATAATAAAATAACATTATTATCTAGGTATCCTGTATCACAAACATTTACAAGAAATTTGGAATCTAATAATTATACAGTAATAATTAAAGAAAATAATAGAGAGATAGTTGAAGAATTAGATATACAAGCAAATAATAATAACATCATTTTTATACGAAATCATGAAATTTTAGAGAATTTAATAGGTAAACCATATTTGTCAAAAACAATATTATATGGACTTGATGTTCATGTAGGTTCAATAAAAAAAATGAATAATCAGTTTTTAAGTATAATTACTCAAAGTGATAAATTAAAACAATTATATATTGAAAATAATATTCGAGAAAATAAAATACATATTGTAGAACCATTTTCATATAAGTATGAATTTAATATTGAAGAGAGAAACGACAAAGAAATACGTTTAATATATTGCGGAACTCTTCGTGATGAAGAAAATATATTGGAAAATATCGAAGAATTCAAAAAAATACATCTAGAACGTCCAGAAGTAATTTTAAAAATAGTCTATGGAAAAATACATGGAACCCAAGAATTCACTGAAAAAGTCAATAAATATATTAAAGAAGGAGTAAAAGGTATTACTTTTAAACATAATTTGAGTCACAGAGATGCTTGTTATGAAATTGCAACAAGTGATATTGGTATATGTTGGCGTAAAAATGGATGGGGTGATAATGGAGAAGTTAGCACAAAGGTGAAAGAGTATGAAATGTATGGGTTACAAATAATACAAAGTATTTTCAATAATTTTTTTTCATTAGATAATGTTTATTTTCTTTATGGGTCTAAATTTTTTAATCCTCACAAAAGCCTTAGTTATGTAACAAATAATATTAATATTAAAAATATAATTTCTTTTAAATGTAAAAAAATAGAAGATGTTATAGATATAAATATTAAAGCAATTATAAACAAACCGGATTCTGTGATTTTAGATAATTATAATGGTACTTTTAAATTACAAATTACGAAAGTATTAAATAAATATGTTGATAAATTACATAAAAGAATTAATAATAAATACCAATATGGTCATATTAACTCATTTATTAATATTATTAATAATGCTAAAGAAAGAAATTTAAGTGAATTAGTTATATTTGAAGATGATGTGTTATTTCATAATAATATAAAAAAACTACTTTCAAATTTTAATAATATAAAAAAAAATGCGGATATTATTTATTTTGGAGCATCTAAACATAAAGATTATTTTGTAAATAATTCTCAATATAAATGTAAAAATATAACAGGCACGTTTGCGATTTATTTAAAAAATAATGTGTTTGATGATTATTTAGAATTATTAAATTTAAATTTACTACCGAGTGATATATGCTTACTTATTTTACAAGAAAAATATAAAACATATGTTTATGAACCTAATGTAATAATATCAGACTTAGATAATTCATCGATAACACCTAGAAGTGATATTAATAAATTATATAAACAATTTAATTGGAACATAGATAATTATATAAGTAATGACCCATATTTTGTTTTAATAGTTTTACCAACGTTTAACAGATCTGAAAATATTGAAAATATTATCAACATGATAAATAAACAGACTTATAAATATTATCATTTGCTCATTATAGATGATGGATCAAATAATCACCATAAAGAAACTTTAAATAATATTAAACATAAATATAAAGAAAATTTAAATCTTATTTTTAAAGAAAATAAAAAAAACTTGAATATTGCTAATACATTAAATAAAGGAATACAATTTTTAAAAGATGATAAAACAAATAAATATTCTTTTTTTACATGGATTTCAGATGATAATATTTATCATGACGATTTTTTAGAAAAATTAATCAATGATAATAATTATTTTAAATATTCATCATTTAATTTAGTAAATAAAATTAATAATACAACAAAAAAAATAAATATAAAATATAATATTGAAAATTTAATCAATGATTTTAAGGGTTGTGCCAGTTTTATGTGGACAAAAGAAGCAATTTTAAAAATAGGATTATACAATACAACCATAAATGGTTGTGAAGATTGGGAATATCTTATCAGAACTTTTAAAACTGGGAGAGTCAAATATGAGTATGAAGATGATACATTAATTGATTATATTAGACATCCTGACTCATTATATGTTAAAGAAAATGAGAATATTATTAAATTAAAAAAAAATATACTAAAAATATGGAATTTTTTAAATAATGATAAAGCTAATATAGTTTATTACTCCAAGACAAATTATAAAATATTATTTCAAAGACCTCAGCAAATAATGAGATTTTTTGATAAAATATTCAACAAAGTATTTATAGGTAATATAGAAAACGTGGAAATTGATGAAAAATACGGAGTATTAATTGTTCCATATCATCTAAAAGATTGTGTATTTAATTTTATAAACAATAATGATAAATACTTGTATTTTACTGATTCACGATTATATAATGAAATTACTGATAAGTCAGAATATAAAAAAATATATGATTTAATTGATGCTCCGATAGGTGAGTTTGAAGTATGGAAACTTAATTTAGAAAAATGCGTAAAAAATTCTAATTATGTAATTTATTCCCATCCAGATTTAATTAATTTTTTAAATGAAATTGATAATAATAGAGAATATACTTACATATCTAATGCGTGTGATTATGAACATTTTTCACAAGCAAAAAATAAAATTGGTCAAAGACCAATAGACTTTCCACAAACAGATAAACCATTATTAGGATATTACGGAGCTTTTTCAGAATGGTTAGATTATGACATTATTAGAAAACATGCAGATGAAAATAAATATCATATTATAATGATTGGTGGAATACAAGGAAATACGAAATATAATATGAGATTTGAACATTCAAATATAACGTGGTTAGATCATAAATCATACGATGAATTGTCATATTACTTGAGTTGGTTTGATAAATGTTTTTTACCTTTTAAAGATTGTGAATTAACAAAATATGTGAATCCATGTAAATTATGGGAATATATGGCATCAGGAAAAGAAATAATTAAACATAATGTAAATATGGATGTTACTGAAATTATAACTTATAGTGATGTTTGTGACAATTTATATAATAAAATGTTTAATATTAAAGAACCATTTGTATTTAGACCTAAAGTTGGTATAGTTACTAACATGTATTTAAACTGGACTACTTTAAAACCTAGTATAGGTGGTGGTGAAAGATATTGTAATGAACTGGTTAGAATACTAAAAAACTCCAATTTCGATATTGAAATTCATCAATTAGGTAATGAGGACTTAGTTATGCATTATAATGGAGCTAAAATAAATATTCATAAAAACAAGTTTAAATATAATGATGAGTTTGCAATTGGGTTTTCAAGTTTTATAAATGGCTATATTAAAGATAAATACAATTTTGTTATTTATATGATGCCTGAGCTATGTTGTTCTAATAATATTATAAGAAATTCATTATTGATTAATCATGGTATATGGTTTGATAGAAAAGAAAAGAATAGTGAGTATTACCATTTATTGAAACTACAAATTATTAAATGTAAGAAAATCATTTGTGTTGATACAAATTATATTAATTTTGTAAGAAGTGTATGGGGTTATAGCTTTCAAAGTAATAAATTTCATTATGTACCTAATTTTGTTAGTGATGAATTTATTACAAATAAAGAAGACAAGAACTATGATGATAAATTAACCATATTATTCCCTAGAAGAGCAAATATCTATCGCGGGTCGAAAATAATTCCATATTTATTAGATAATATAAAAGACGATGTAAATTTTATATGGTGTGGAGATGGTGAAGATGGTAACATCCTGAGAAATCTAGAATCAATTGATAAAAGGTTCTCTTTCATTACCACAGATTTCGATAAAATCATTAACTATTATAGAAAATCAAATATTGTTGTTATTCCTACCATTGCTTCCGAGGGAACAAGTTTATCCTGTATTGAAGGTATGGCTACACATAATATAGTATTATCTACAAATGTTGGCGGATTACCAAATCTAATAATTGATAATTTTAATGGATATTTATGTGATAACACTAAGGAAAGTATATGCAATAAATTAAAATATATTATAGATAATTATGATAGTATACACGAAAAGATATGTAACAATGCCAAAAATATAGTAAAGGAATCGTTTTTGAAAACAAAATGGGACAAACAAATAATAGACATAATAAAAAAATTTGATATTAGAGAAAAAAAGATAGCAATCATTACAAAGAATTGTATAAATGGTGGTGTTGAGAGTATTATTAATTTACATAAACAACTGTTAGGATGTGATGTTTTTATTTGTAATGGTAAAATAGATCATAATAATAAACCTTTTGAATTCACTCAAAATTTGAAAACTTATAATGAAGTAATTGAATATTTAGATGATTATGATGTTATTATTTCTCATTGGGTTCCTAATTTTGTACAAAATGCTTATGATGAATTAACAAAAAAAAAAACTATAATTGAATTTGTTCATAGAGAAGATACAAATGATAATAAAAAACATTTTTTAAATGGTATTATAACTCATTCTAATTTTTTAAAAGAACATATAAAGAATTGTTCTAACTTTGATGAAACAAAAATCTATAAATTAAACCATCCAATTAATACACAACTATTTAAACCTAATAATAAAATAAGGACAAGAATAGGAATAATCGGATCATATAATAAATTTAAAGGAGTTGATATTTTTATTCAAGCTATTAACTTAATCAAAAACAGTAAATTACTAGATAAATACGAATTATGTATATATGGAAAAGATGATGGAATGAAAAACGAATATATTGAATTATCGAAAATGTTAAATGTAACAATTAATTTTTACAATTCTACTAGTAAGGTAAATGAATTGTTAAATGAATTTGAAATATTATGTATTCCATCCACATTAGAAGGTTTTCCAGTTATATTATGTGAGGCATTATCTTGTAACACAAAAATTATAGCTAGTGATATTATCGGAATAAAAGAATGTTATGATTTTGCAAAGGAAAATCAATATAATGAATTATTTTGTTTATTTGAATCCCAGAATCATAAAGAACTTTCAGAAAAAATAATAGGAATTCTAGAAAACAGAATTATATTGAATAATGAAAAAGGGCATGAATTTATACAAAGCCATTATTCAATTAATTCCCACGCAATTATCTTGAATAATATAATTTCAAACTTATATCAAGAGACCGATAACAGTATTAAATTAAATATAATAAATTATAGAAATGTTACGTCTGATATAAACAATATGAGAAAATATTTCAAATTCATATTAGTTGATAAAAGTAATGTTTCTCATAAAACGAGTGAATTGAAAAGTAATTTAGAAAATGTTAATTTTAATAATAATTTATTTTTTAGATTACATATATTAGATAATAAATTAAGTAAATTTAAGTTAGTTATTGAATTACATAATATAAACGAACTTTCTAATTTTACTTTTAATAAACAATTAGATTTATTAGATGAAAATAATAAATTATATTATGATTTGCATGAAGAAATTGTTAATTTTGAAAATAGTAAAATTAATATTGAAGTAATTATTCCTGATAAACACAAAATAAGATATATTAATATTATTCCAACAGATATACGTAATACAAAAATTAAAAGTATATCATTTTATCATTAAATAATATTATATAATATTATTCATTAAAAATATAATAATATTTTTAATGAATAAAATTTAATTATGTGATTTTCGACCTTCATAATATCCGTATTTCGTCCAATGAATAAATAATTCATCATCTGTATAGAACGCAATATCCTCATTATTTTGTCTATAAAAGTTTACATCAAAATTTTTGGTGCGCAATTTAATTTCAGTTAAAATTGTTAAAATTGAACTATTTAAATCTTCTAAATTAATTTCATATTGATAACATGCATAATTAGTTCCTTGAAATGTTAATTTTTCTTTTAAAGATGAATTAGTATGTCTAGGATAAATAATACATAATTCATTATAATTTTTGAAATTACATTTTTGAAAATATTTTTCATAATTATCAATTATATTTACTTCAAAATCATATATATATTTTTTTGTAGAATTTAAAAAGTCATTCAAATGAATTTCCCTACCAGGAAAATGTTTTATATACATAGAACTTTTATAATTAAATTGATTATTTCCAGTATTTTTATAAATAAATATATCACAAAATACAGTATATTCTGTTTTATATATTGGATACATAATAAATGTATCTCTTTCTATACCCCATGTATCAATAGGATTATAAATTAATTCTATTCCATAATCTATTGCAGTTTTAATTAATTTACTTAATTTATTTTCATCTTCTTCTAAAATACAAATATCAATATCATCGTCCCATGGTATTAAACCATTATTTCTTATAGCTCCTAATAATGTTCCTCCATATAAGTAATATTTAATATTATTATCATCAAAAAAATTAATTACTAATTTAAAAAATAATACCATCTCAAAATTCTGATTTTTAGATAATAAGTTTTTTTTGAATTCTTCCATCTATATATATTGAAAATATAAAAATATAAAAATTAGTTAATTCATTTCTTTAGCTTGTTTCTTAATTTAGTACTTGATATTTCTTTAGTATATGGTATATAATGAATCCTTGAACCAACTTCATTTAATTGTTTTTCCCATTTATTCCAATTTTCGTGACCTTTCCAATCATCACCAACTATCAATGCGTCATATTTTAACTTTTTCCATGCTTCAAATTTATCATGATCTGTTTGGTATATTGTAGTATCAACATATTTACACGCTTGAACAATTGCTTTTCGATCGGATTCTTTTATAATTGCTGTTTTTCCTTTATATCCAACTTTTTCATCGGTAGTTACTGCAACAATTAAAAAATCACATTGTTTTTTTGCCTCTTTTAAAAGGTTTAAATGTCCATAATGAAACATATCATAACAACCGCAGGTATATCCAACTGTAAAATCTTTATTTAATATAAATGTTTTAATTTTATCTATGTGTATTTTTTCAATAAACAATTGTATAAATATTTCAAAATTTATTAGATTAAATATAATATATTTTAATTCTTTGGATTTGCTGAATATTTTATCATATATATTTTTTTTACTAAAAAAATTGTATTTATTAATGTAGCCTTTTGATAAAATTTTAAAAACAAGATTACGCACAAATTTATTATCAATATCTTCTATAGGAACTATAAAACCAACTTTTTTTCTATATATATTTTCGAAAGGTAATATCTCTTCCGCTATTTTTTTTAAACAATATTTTGGAATATCTTTGTTTTCTGATAAATTTTTATAATCAGTGTATTTGATATTTTCATCATAATCTCTTTTTATTTTTTCTTTTCTTGGTACATTATTATAAACATACTTGATAAGTGATTGATTTAAGAATGGAACTCGTGATTCTATTGAATTATGCATTGAACCAGAATCTAACCTTGTTGTCAATCCTTCTATATGAAAATTTAAAAATATTTTTGATATCAAATCCTGTTTATGAATTTCATCGTTATCAAATTGTTTAAAAAAATTATAAATGTTTTGTTTATCATACTTAAATTTAAAAAGATTATCATCTTTACTATATCTATATTCATTAATAAAACTTTCTATGAAATCTTCATCTGTGTTTTTTAAAAATAAATTAAATATTCTACCATATCCATGAAATAATTCGTCAGCACCTTCACCTCCAACCAATACTTTCAAACAATCATGTCTTGCTTCTTTACAAATTCTTGAAATCAAAACTTCGTTAGGAACTTGCAAGACATATCCTTTATTATCAATTAAATCTACCATTATATCTAAATATTCTTCAATAGAAATTTCTATATTTTTATGTTTAGATTCATGATTTATTAGTTTATTAACATATTCAAACTCATTACAGTTTTTAAATCCAATAGAATATGAGTACAAATTATTTTTCTTAATTTTACAATAATTATAGATATATGAACTATCTAATCCTCCACTTAAAAAAAACCCAACTTTTACATTAGGGTCTGAAATTAAGTTATATTCAATTGAATTATTCACTTTTTCTTTTAAAATATTTAAACTATATTCCATTTTTTTCTGTTCTTCAAAATTAGTATATTTTTTTTTAGAAATTAAATTACCATTTAAATCAAACTCATAATAATGACTATTCTTAAAATTTTCAACATTATTTAAAATAGTTTTATTATTTAAACATTGTCTAAAATTCCAAAATTCATATACATTATTTTTATTCATTTCAAAATTAATTAAATTGGAAAAACTTTTGATTGATGATGAAATACATAAAAATTCTGAATCATCATAATAATATAAGGGTTTTACTCCTACCATATCACGAACAACGAAAAATTTATTTAATGTTTTATCTAAAATTATAAAACTAAAAATTCCATCAAACTTTGGTAAAATTTCATTAAAAAAAGTATTTTTATTATTTTGATATAATTTTATAATTAAATCAGTATCTAAATCTACCTGTAAATTAAATTCTTTTTCTAAAACTTTATAATTATAAATTTCTCCATTGAATATTATTATACAATCATTAAATTCATACGGTTGTATTCCATTATCTGTTTCATCTTGAATTGCTAGTCTTGTATGTATCAAACTAATATTATTAAAATTTATAATTCCGTTACTATCAGGACCTCTTGAACTTAAACTTTCTATAAATGCATCATTATTATTAATTTCTTTATTTGCTGTTTTTTTTCGTAAATGTAATAAAATACCACACATTTATATATACGAATGAGAAATATAAAATACAAAAATTTTATTATAATTTTTTTGTAATATATTCCTCAATACGCAATAATCTATTATATTTGGCAACTCGTTCTCCTCTCGCCGGTGCTCCTATTTTAATATACTTTGCACCTATACCCACACACAAATCTGATATTAATGAACTATTGGTTTCACCAGAACGATGTGACACAATTACATTTAAATCTTTATTTTTCATTAATTGAGAAGCATTTATTGCTTCTGAAATTGTTCCGATTTGATTAACTTTTAATAAAAGACAATTTGCCCAATTTTCTAATAATCCCTTTTTTATTGTTTTAATATTTGTTGTAAATAAATCATCACCAACAATCATTATTTTATCTCCCATAGTTTTGTTAAATAATTTCCACCCAGTATAATCAAATTCATGAAAACCATCTTCAATACTTATTAATGCAGGATAATTATGAATTAATTTTTTGTAATATTCTACCAATTCAATATTTGTTAAAAATACTCCATTTTCTATTTCATATAATTTTTTCTCACAATCATAAAATTCATTCGATGCACAATCTAACGCTAAAAATATATCTTTACCACTTACAAACCCAGCATCATGTATAGATTCTTCTATTACAGATAAAGCTTCGTATGCATTATCTAATTGAGGTGCAAATCCTCCCTCATCGCCTAAATTTTTAGAACTAATACCATATTTTTTAACTAATATTTTTCCTAATTTTTTATAAACTTTTGTTATATTGTGTAATTTATCTTCAAATGACCAATTTTCATTTGGAATTATCATAAATTCTTGTATTTTTAAATTACCCCCAGCATGTTTTCCTCCGTTTAATATATTAACCATAGGAGTTGGTATCGTATATATCTTATTTTTGTTATAAATTTCATGAAAGTATTCAAATAATTCCATATTTAATAAATTTGCTGCTGCTGCTGCTGCTGCAAAAGAAACTGCTGTAGTTGTATTACCTCCTAAATTATTTTTTAAATCTGTTCCGTCTAATTCACATAATTTTTTATCAAAATTAATTTGATTTGTTAATAAATCATAAGTTGGTTTTATACTTTTTACAATTTTTTGAACATTTTCGATTGCTTTTTTAACACTTTTTCCGGAGTATTCGTTGTTGTTATCTCTTAATTCAATAGCCTCATTGCTTCCTGTTGATGAGCCAGATGGACATGCTTCTCTTGAAATTAATTTATTATTATATAAGACATCAACTTCTAGGGTAGGATTGCCTCTACTATCAAGAATTTGTCTACCATTAAAACTGATTTTTGAATTTAATTTATTAATTGTATTATTATTTAATATATTTATAATTTTCTCCCAACTTCTGCCATTACCATAAGGACACTCATCATCTACTTCATAATTTTCATTAATATTATCCACTAAATCTTCTAATAATTCTGGCTCACTACACATAAAAGTATGTATTCCAATACTTTCAGGTCTCTCAGTACTTTTTCTACATACAATGATTTTTTTATTTAAATAACTACATTCTTCTTGTAATCCACCACTGTCACTTATAACAAATTTAGATTTTTTTACATAAGATATTAAATCACTATGGCACATAGGTTGAACAACTTTAACTTTTTTAAAAATATGTTTATGTTTCTGAACTTTTGGGTTTGGATGTAGTGGTATCATAAATTCTAATTCATGATATTTAATTGCTAATTTTTCTAACTCTTCAAACCATTTATCCATATTATGATGATTATCACGTCTATGCATTGTTATTAAAACATGATTATTATATTTACATCCATCTCTTGATATATTATCTAAACCTGTATTACCTACTACATTAATTACGCCAGATACATTTTCTTTTAGTAAATTTTCTTTATTAAATTCAGTTGGACACAAATGAATATCTGCTATTCTACCTATAACTTGTCTATTCATTTCTTCAGGAAAAGGATCTTTTAAATTACCACTTCTTAATCCAGCTTCTAAATGAATTATTTTTTTCCCATGATTAAATGCTGATAATGCCATCGCACATGCTGTACTTGTATCTCCTTGTACCATTACATATTCTATATCTTCAAAAATATTGTAAGATAAAATATTTGAAAATATATTATTTAATCTATTTTCTGATAATTCTTTATCCATCGATAATTTATAATCAGCATTAATATTTTGTAATAAATCTGTATGTTGACCGGTAAAACAAGTTTTAATATTTGGTAAATTATCTATTAGTGATTTTACCTTGATATATTCAGGTCTTGTTCCAAAACATATTAATATATTTTTTTGAGATGATTTCAGTATTTTACTTAATATATTATTAATTCTCTCACTACTTTTTCCATCCCATAAATCCATATACCCTTTACATTCTTTCAATTCTATTTCACTAATTTTACTTATTAATTGGTTCGTTCCATGATTCTCAATCAATGTACTAGATCGTTCAGTATTTTCACGTAAAGTAAAACATGGGATGTTTAAAGCTGTGCTTTCCTCTTGTAATCCTCCACTATCAGTGACCAAATATTTGCAATTAGCCATTAAACACGTGAATTCCAAATAACCCAAAGGTTCATCCAATATAATATTTGGATTTTCTTGGACTTTTTGTAAATAACCCAATTTTTCCAAATTGTTTTTAGTGCGAGGATGAATAGGATATACTAATGTTTCTGTTTTACTCAAGTTTTCAAAATCATTAAATATTTCTTTCAATTTATTTAAATCATCCACATTACTAGGGCGATGAAGAGTAATTAACACATAACCTTTCGATTTTACATCCAATGTTTCATGATATTTAGTATCTAACGCTTGTTGTAAATATTTCTTTTGTGTATCAATCATCGTATTTCCTACCAAATATACATTTTCTGTAACACCAATCGCTTTCAAATTATCTACACCACTTTGTTCTGTAATAAAATAATATTTGGTAATATGGTCGGTTAACACACGATTCACTTCCTCGGGCATTAGCATATCTCCACTACGTAATCCACTTTCCACATGTGCTATATCTATATTTAATAACTTTGAAGCTAATCCCGCTGATAATGTGCTAGTTACATCACCAAACACAATGACTAGATCTGGCTCGAGTTTCTTGAATTCTACCTTTAATTTATCTCTTATCTCTCCTAATTGTCCAAGATCGCCATCATAATTCATTAATTCTTGGATTACTGCGTTTTTGTCCTTCAAATATTCACCATTATTCACATACATTTTATCATCAAAGTCACCAGCTTTTGTTTTTTTTTCTAATGTTAGACTAATATCTGGTCTTGGAAATTTTAATTGATTAAAAAATATATCACTCATTTTTGCATCAAAATGTTGTCCTGTATGAATTAATGTTAATTCGAAATCTTCTTTTAAAGCTTCATATACAGGAAATGCTTTCATAAAATTTGGTCTTGCTCCAATTATTATTACAATTTTTTTCATATATATATTATTATATAAATAATAATAATTAAATATTTATTATTATTATTAATATATAATGCATATATTTGATGATATAATAAAATTAATATTTTACAGACGTAAAGAGATATGTATAAATAAAAATTCTTCATATATTAATATATTTATTCCTAAAATTTATTATATTGGCGATGGTAAGTCAGGCTCAAGTAGTATTATGATGGGATTTCCAAATATAAATACTGCACATTGGCATAATGTTGGATATTTTGAAAATATATATGATACTAAATTACTAACAAATAATAATTATGATTTATATGATCTAATTATATATATTGGAAATAAATATAATTTTAAACCAATAATAATAGAGTCTACAAGAATTCCCATTAATTTAGAAATCTCACGCATATTTCAGCATATAAAAATTGATAGAAAACATGGACCAGAATGTGAATTATGTCAAATAAATAAAATAAATAATCAAAATACTATTACTGAAATAATAAAAAAAAATCTTTTAAGAAAAAAAAAACAAATAGAACCATATTCAATAGAAATGTATAAAAAACATTTTGATATAGACCTACTATCAGAATTTAGTAGAGAAAAAAATTATTACTTTAATGATAGTCATAATATTATTTTACTATTTTTAAAGTTTGAAAATATTACAGAATGGAATAAAATTATAAATTATCATTTACCTTATAAATTTGTTTTAAATCATAATAATAAAACTACTCATCCGTTTTACGAAAATATAAAACAAAACCTTAAATTTACGAAAGAAGAAATACAACTATTTTTAGATCATGATTATGTTAATTGTTTTTATACAAATGATGAAATTGATAAAATAAAACAACATTTTATTGAAAAATAAACTAATAATAATTATATATACATTAATTATTATTTATTCTTTTCGTAATAATTTACATTCATTTATTACATTTTTTAATACTAAATTCTCACTCTGATAACCCTCCATATATTTATTTAATGCTTGTGTATCTTTTGGAAAACAATCACCTCCGTAAGCCATTAAACCATCGGGTCCTGGAACATCTGTATGCATTGGATTTATCCACTTATTTTCTAACATTAAATCAAGTATTTTTTTAAAATCAGAACCATTTTTTTGACACAATAAATAGTATTCATTAAATAACATTATTTTACTAGCATAAAAACTATTACACATTATTTTCATTGATTCACTTTCTAAACTTGTACTTAAACTAATTTTTGCTTCTGGGTAATACTTATTGTAAAATAAACGTAACATTTCTATATCATTATTGTTACAATTTGGTCCTTTTCCTAAAACAATGTGTTTTTGATTGTGAAAATCTTCAAATGCAGTTCTTGCAGTTAAAAATTCAGGGTTATGGGCAAATCTTAATTTTTCAAATAATTTTGACAATTTATTTGTTGTTTCTGGTTCAACTGTAGATTTTATAACAATCAATCCGGTATAAGCATTATCATTTAAAAATTCAGACATCTCAATAATGGCTGATTTATTATACTCATTAATAGTTTCATCAAACAATGTTGGAAGACATAAAAAAATTATATTACAATTTAATAAATCTTCACATGAATCTAAATTTTTAATTTTATCATATACTTTCAGATTAACATTATTAATTTCAAAGCTTTTTTTTAAAGCTCCACCGACAAATCCGCAGCCTGCTATTCCAATTTGCATTATGTTATTAATATAAATAACAATATAAAAATTGTATAAAATATATACTTATAAATGAAAATATTAGTTTACGGTTCTAATGGATGGATTGGTAATCAATTTATTGATATTTTAAAAACTAATAATACTGCATATTGCTGTGGTAATTCACGCGTGAATAATATTCAAGAACTTAAAACTGAAATACTTGAACAAAAACCAACACATATTATTTCATTTATTGGAAGAACACATGGTCAAACTGAAGATAAAGTATATACTACGATTGATTATCTAGAACAAAAGGGAAAAATTTTAGATAATGTAAGAGATAATTTATATTCACCATTGGCTCTTGCTATGATATCAAAAGAAATGAATATTCATTATTCTTATTTAGGAACAGGATGTATTTTTAAATTTGATGATATCCATCCCTTTGGTAAAGAATTAAATGGTTTCACTGAAAAGTGCCTCCCAAACTTTTTTGGTTCTTCATATTCAACAGTGAAAGGATTCACAGATCAATTGATGCATTTTTTTGATGATTCGGTTTTAAACCTTCGAATCAGAATGCCGATTACTGATGAGGTCAATCCGCGTAATTTCATTACAAAAATCACTACTTATGATCAGATTTGTTCGATCCCAAATTCTATGACTGTTTTACCTGAATTATTACCTATAGTTTTAGATATGATGAGTAAATCTGTAACTGGAACAATTAATCTCACAAATCCTGGGCTAGTATCCCATAATGAAATTTTGGATATGTTCAAAGAAATTGTAGATCCAAATTTTACTTGGAAAAATTTTACAGTTGAAGAACAAAGTAAAATATTAGAAAGTGATCGTTCTAATAATTATCTCGATACAACTAGATTAACCAGTTTATATCCAAATGTTAAAAATATAAAGTCATCAATTCGTGATTGTTTATATAAATACAACGATACTTATAATTTAAATGTTAAACTGAATAATGCTAATGATAATGATAATGCTAATGATAATGCTAATGATAATGATAATGCTAATGATAGTAATAATCATAATGCTAATGCTAATGATAATATTAAATGTCTTTTTGTAACTGGTGGAGCCGGTTTTATTGGTTCTAATTTTATTAATATTTTTGCTAAAAGTAATCCAAATACTATGATTATTAATTTTGATGCATTATATTATTGCGGTGATCAAAATAATGTTACCAAAGACATAAGAGAATCAGAAAACTATTCATTTATAAATGGAAATTTAAAATCTTATGATTTATTAAAATATATATTTGAAAATAATGATATTACTCATGTTATTCATTTTGCGGCGCAATCACATGTCCAAAATTCATTTACAGATGCTTTACAGTACACACAAGATAATGTTATTGGAACTCATAATTTATTAGAAGTAACAAGATTATATTGCAAAGATTTAGAAAAATTTATTCATGTATCTACTGATGAAGTTTATGGTGAATCAATGTTAGAAATTGATGAAAATAGTAAAACAGAACAATCTGTATTATGTCCAACAAATCCATATGCAGCGTCTAAAGCTGCGGCTGAATTAATTGCGCAATCATATAACCATTCATTTAATATGCCTATCATTATAACTAGAGGAAATAATGTATATGGTCCAAATCAATATCCTGAAAAGGTTATTCCCCGTTTTATTTTACAATTAAAAAATAATGAGCCAATAACTATCCAGGGAGATGGTTCTTGTGTGCGTGCATTTTTACATTCATCAGATACTGCCCAAGCCTTTATTACTGTTCTAAAGAAAGGTAAAATTGGTGAAATATATAATATTGGTTGCGATGAAGGCATGGAATATTCGATTATGGATATCTCAAAAATTTTAATTAAAAAAATCATTAAAACAGAAGATTATGATAAATGGATAACATATATTGAAGATAGACCATTTAACGATAAACGTTATTATATTAGTAATAAAAAACTAAAAAATCTAGGTTGGAACATTCATATGGATTTTAATACTGGTATAGATATGCTTATATAATTTTAGGGGTAATTCAATTAATTGCGTGTTTTTATTAATTTATTTTTTAAATTAATAAAATAAAGATGAGTAACATTAAACCAATTACTATAAATCCTGAATTATTTAAAATGGGGCCAACAAAAAAATCAAAACCAACACATAATAAAACACAAAAAATTTCATCGATTAATACTACTATTCCCTCGTCTAAATTAAAAAGAGAATTACTAAAGAAAATACAGCGTTATAATAAACCGAATTCTAATAAACCTGATAGTAGTAAACAAATTATTAACCATAATATTAAATCTAATACTTCTGAAAATAGTATAGAATTTGATAATGAATTTCAAAAATCTCTTTCTTTCTTGCAACAATTATCAAAAAAAAACAGTAGGACATTAAAAGCAAATAGACCTGATGTAAATATAACTATTCCGGATAATTTTAACTATAACAGTAATTTGAATACTAAAACTATTAATAATAGTAGTAATGATCTAGTTGATCATAATGTTGATAATTGTGGAGATAACAATAATTTAGTAAAAGACTCAAATACTGTACCGTACGGCTGTCTTAAAAATGGATCAAAGCCTACATATAGACAATGGAAAAATACTACAATGAAAAATTATAGTAATACTAACGATAATGATAATAATAATGATAATAATAGTAATATAAAAAATAATATTAATGAGATGAGAAATGAGATAAAAACTGAACTTTCATCACAAATTCAACAAAGTAATAATATAAATAGTAATTTAGAACCAAGAAATCTAATTCGAACTCATACTCGATCAATTAAATATAAATTAGGTAAAAGTAATCGCAAAATTTCAGTATTAATAAAAAATGCATCTACACGAAAAAAAATATCATCCGAGCATAATAAAATTCGTAGAACAACAATTTTAGATATGAAGAATTATTTAAGACGACATCATCTACTTAAAGCTGGTAGTGAGGCGCCAAATGATGTTATAAGAAAATTATACGAAAACTGTTTATTAAGTGGAGAGATACAAAATACGAATAAAGATAACTTGATCCATAACTTTTTAAATAAGCCAGAAGAATCTTTTACTTAATATTTATTTTATGTAATTAATAATTTTCTTGGGTGTATCTTATTATCTGCGCGATTTAAATATAAATTTCTTTGTGTTAAATTATTTTTTGGAAATTTGAGAATCATACCTTTTAATCTAATATCCACGACATTATTATTATGATTATGATTATGATTATGATTATTATTATGATTATTATTATGATGATTATTATTATGATTATTATCAATTGATTTTTTCCATTCGATAAATCCGTCGAATCTAGATTTTAATATCAATTGATTTCGATGATTTTTTACATATATACCGTCAAGTCCTTTCGATGGAATTACAACTATTTCTCTAAATAATAAAATTCTATGTGATATATTTGCGGTTCCAGATTTTAAATTATATATTACATTTGGTTTTAATTCTCGACGCTTTAATATTTGTTTTAATACATTATACATGTCAACAGTTGGTCCGCAATTATTTCCACATAATTTAAACATATTCATTCTGAATGCATTTTTAACAAAAGATTGAATACATGATTTTATTACTACATTTTTTGGTGTTGTCGCTAAAAATGCTTGGAAAATTGATGAATTATCCATTGCAATACAACTACATAATGTAGAATTTAATATTATATTTTTGATAGGAGCTATTGGTTCAATATCTATATCTGTATATACACCACCTTCAATATATAATTTACATAATCTCCAAAAATCGGCTTTATTCGGACCATGGACTATTCTATTGAAAAAATCAGCATATTCTTTACTAAAATGATGGTTTATAAAGTTGTAGCAATCGGTATTGTCGCTGTATGTAAAGGTATAATCAGGATTCAGTTTTTTCCACTTTGCTAAAATATGTTCTGGATAGTTATGAGTTTTATATGTTAGATGAATAATCTTCGGAATCTCCATATAATTATTATAATTATTATAATTATTATAATTATTATAATTATATGGAGATTCCGAAGATTATTTTTTTATAAGGTTTTTCCTTTCATTTTTCCAACCATTATTCCAACTACCACTGAATAAATGATTTACTAGACATGGGTTCTCATGTGATGCCTCTTTTCGTAAAACATTTAAAACATTTTTATGATAATATACATATTTTCGCATATCAACAATATTATTGGCATTTGGAATTTTTAAAACTGGAAAATTATTTTCATATAACCATTTTTCAATTGCAGCTGTAAATAATGCAGGACCTGTTAAGTAATGAATAAAGTGTTCATTTGTTATATTATTGAAATCAAAATTTTTTATTCTCTCTACAGATAGATCAATCATAGTTTTTATTATTGGACTTTTTGGTGGTGCGGCGAAAACCCATTGGCACAGATACAGAGGTGGATTATTCTCTGGAAAACACACTAATAATGATGGTGTTATAAAATATGTTGGATCAACATTACAAATTGTATCCATATCGGCATAAATTCCCCCATAAATATATATTATACAATATCTAAACAAATCAGCTTTTAATACTGGTAGCGGTAAGTTTTCAAATAAACTATATATATCTGGAAAATTTTTCATCATAAAATAATTCATTGAATCATCACTGTAAAAATAATGTTTAAATCCATATTTTTTACAATCATTCCAAGATTTATAACATTTAACCAAATAGTTATTTGATTTAACATATTCAATTGATTTATGTGTTTGAAATATTATTTTTGGTATTTCTAAATTGTATTCTTTAATCTTTTCTTTCATATAATCATGGAATAGAAATCCATTATTTTTAGTATATTCTATATTATTAGATGGTTTAATAATAAATTTTTGCATAATATATATATTATTTATATATATTATCTATATATATATTATCTATATATATTATATATGTCTTGTCATTGTGGATTTAAAACTGCTCCTAATAATATATACCATTAGTATATATTACTAATAATTCTTTCGAAAATTTATAATTTGTGTGAATATAAATATCGGTTTTATATTTTCCAATAAAATGAAATTTTCTAATAGCTAAAACAACTGAATATCTCTCGTATGTTGTATGTTCATAATCCGGATTATTTAATAATTTCCCATCGCTAACTAAACATTTAATTTTATTATAATGTTCAGGTGCTTTTTGATTGAATAATAATTGTTGATATCTCGGATGATTTAGTATTTCTGGATTTTTCATTCCAGTATTTGCTGAATCAACTAAATACACATCAAATGGTGAATCTGTTAACCAACGCATAACCCTTTTTTCATAGATTTGGATACGCTCATTGTCAGAACAAGATGTTGTTAATAATATAGAAATTTCATTAATTTCATACATTATATATATAGTATGAATTTAACAGAAGAAGAATGGGAAAATCGATATTATAAAATGCGTGAAATATCTAAAGAGCGCAAACAAAATCGTGATAGATATGGAACTAATAAATGCTGTGATGATAGTGATATAAAAATGATTGTTACACATGGATCATGGGTTGGAATAGATCATTTTACTATGCCAGAAGGTTATAAAGTAATTATGCTATGTCAACCAGGAAAAAAAATAGAATTAAATAAAAAAAAAATAGATGAATTAAGAGAGTTATATTTAAATGGAAATACTTTTTTTGAAGATAATGATAGAAATCCAGATATAAGAACCGAGGCAGCAGATAACTGGTTTCGAGGTGTAGGTTGTTCATGTCAAGCAAGATTATATATTGGAGGAACTATTGATATTGGTGGTAGACAGGTTGAAAGTCAAGTTCCAAATATATCATTAGTATTTGGTGGTACGGGAGTATATAAAGGACATTGTGATAATTGGAGTGGTGAAGCAAATCCAAGTATTGAGAGATCTACAGAATGTAAAATATCCTGTATAAAACCTGCAAATGGAACTAATGGTGGAGAAATATCATCATGTGATAAGTATTATTTTGATGCTGATGCATCAATTGAAGATCCAGATGAAATAACAGGAATTAATTTGGAAGATTTATTAAAAAATGAAGGTCCTGGTACATATATTATTATTAGTTGTATGTCGTCTGATAGTAGAGAATATTTATCATCAAGTGAATATAAAGATGTTGATCTGATGCGAACAATGTATTTAAGACCGCTAGGAGCAACATATGATGACGATTACAAAGAATGGTCACAGGGTCGCCCTGTAATAACAAGAACAAAAGGTAAATCAATACGCGATACTGTAAAAAAATTTAGAGAAAACGCAACTAGAAAGAGAGCATTAAGAAGAAAGGAAAAACAAGAAGAAATAAGATATCAAAAATTATCAACATTGAGAGAAAGAGAAGGTGGTAAAAAGAGAAAAAGCAAACAGAGAAACATGACAAAAAAGACTAACAAACCTAAAAAGACTAACAAACCTAAAAAGACTAACAAACATAAAAAGACTAACAAACATAAAAAGACTAACAAACATAAATAATATAAAAATCAAATAATATAAATAATTTGTTGTTATAATAAATATGTTCCCCAAAATACTACATTTGACTTGTAAAAATAAAAACAAGATTGATAATCCGATATGGATTAGATGCTATGAAAAATTTAAACATTTATATTCTGGTTATGAAATAATTTTATATGACAATAATGATATTTATAATATTGTAAGACAACATTATCCAGAACATTTGCAAATTATAAAATCTGTTACTAATGGTGGAGCTTTGGCTGATACATTTAGATATTTAATTTTATATTTAAAAGGTGGAATTTATGCTGATATGGATTGTGAACCATTAAGACATATTGATGAATTATTTGATAATTTTATTTATTATCATGGTAATAATGTTGATCATAAATTTTCACTAACTAGATTAAAGGCTGACTATCATACAACATATAATTTGAATCCATGCTCAAAATATGATAAAGACACAAATAACTATCTTTGTAAAGGTCATTCAATAGTTAATCCTGAAAATGTAGATATAGTTATTTCTAATGAATTTAGTAAATATTTTGGTAAATATGGTAAAAATTCTGGACAGTGTTGTCAATGGTTTATTATAGCAAAACCGGATAATGAATTATTTAAAACGTGTTATATGACGTGCATCTTAAATATTAAAACAAAAAAATATTTAAAAAGCGTTCATGATTATACAGGACCTTTATTATTTTCATTAATAGTTAACGATTATATAATTAAAACCGATATAAGAATTGCATTACTTCCTCCAGATGTTTTTTGTGTTGGACCAGATATACCGCATACTAGAAATAGTTTTATTAAACATCATTTTACAGGATCATGGCATAAAGAGGAAGATATTCGCAAAATGAAACCGATGGCATTAGTTCAAAAATAAATATTCTTATTTTTTATTAAATTTATTTCTCAATATATATCTCCCTCCAATACGTTTTTCTGTCATAAACTCTAAAGTTACAGCTATTCCGAATATTAGACAATAAAATAACAGTATTTTATTATTATTCTCTCTTAATTTATATAATTCATAATACTTATTTCTCTCTTCATTGTCATTTTCATATTCCTGTTTCTCATTAATATTTTTTAAAATATCCCCCAACATATAATATTGTGAATATCCTCCAATTAATAATATTATAGAAAATAATAAGATAAACCATTTTTGAGTGTATGCTGCTACTACTGCTAATGCAAATGCAGTTCGCATTGTTGAAAAATATGTATTTTGTGATGATAATTCTGTTCTTAAATATGATAATTCTACTAATTTCATACCAGTTTTAACACTTTTATCATTTTTATCATTAATCATATATATATAAATATTGGTTAGAATATAATTTCTCTATACAGAGAGAAATAATATATATAATATATTTAAACATATTATATTAAATAATATAATATAAAAAATATGACTATTATTAAAGATTATTTAGAATATACTTCAAAATGGAAAACTGAATATGGAGAGAAAACGCTTGTTTTAATGCAAGTAGGATCATTTTATGAAGCATATGGATTAATTGATAACAACAATATTATTTCTGGAAGTAATATTGTTGAGTTTTCGGAGATAAATGATATGGCTGTTAGTAAAAAAAATATTTGTGTTGGAAAAGAAAGAGTTGTAATGGCTGGTTTTGGTCTTCCGCAATTAGATAAATATGTAAAAAAAATGCAAGATAATGGATATACAATTGTTGTTTATAGTCAAGATACTCAAGCTAAAAATACAACGCGTAGTTTAACTGGTATTTTTTCTCCAGGTACGTATTTTTCTAATGATACAAAAGAATTATCTAATAATATTACTTCTATCTGGATCCATTATTCATCAAATAAAATTAGTGGAATTGGAGAACAAATTACAATAGGAATATCTAATATTGATATTTACACTGGTAAAACCTCAATTTTTGAGTTTACTTCAGCATATTATCATAATCCTTGTACATACGATGAATTAGAAAGATATATTTCTATTTATAATCCAAATGAATGTGTTATTATTTCAAATTTAGAGGAATATATTATTGATGATATTATTAATTTTACAAATATTAGATGTAATAAAATACATAAAATTCTTTTTGGAGGAGAGAAAAAGGATTCGATTAAATTTGCAGAAAATGCTGAAAAGCAAATTTACCAAAAAGAAATAATTAGTCGTTTCTATCCTAATGATGATGAGTGTATTATTCTTAATGATTTACAAGAGTATTGTATTGCTATTCAATCATTTACATTTTTATTAGATTTTGTATTCCGTCATAATCCCAATTTAGTTTCTAGATTAGCTAAACCAAATTTTGAAAATTATACCGATCGTCTTATTCTTGCAAATCACTCACTTAAACAATTAAATATTCTCGGAGATAATAGATATACTGGTAAATTTTCATGTGTATCAAATCTACTTAATAATTGCATTACTCCTATGGGTAAACGTAATTTTCATTATAATCTATTAAATCCAATTACAAACATTGATGAGTTAAATAAATCATATAACATTACCGAACATATGATTTCTAATGAATGGGAATCGTATCGACATAAATTAGATAATATTAGAGATATTGAAAAATTAAAGCGTAAATTGATTATTAAAAAAATTACACCAAAAGATTTTACTAATATTTATAGTAATGTTAATGATATTGAAAATATCTATAAAAAATGTTTAAATGATGAAACATTACTTGACTATTTAAATAGTAATAAAAATTGTGACATAATTTCTAAATGCAATTCTCTAAAAATAATGCTAGATGATTTCTTTGAGTTAGATAAAGCTGTATACATTGACGATATATCTGTTTCTGCCGCAAATGTTAGTAATATTAATCATCTTTTCTTTATTAAAACTGGACTTTTCAACAAGATCGATGCTGGATATCGTAAAGCCCTTGAATCTAGACAGCAAGTTGATTGTATTAGAGAATATTTATCAGATTTAATTAAAACGCATGAAAAATCGGTTAAAACAACCGAATTTGTTAAATTACATGAAACCCCAAAACAAGAACCGTCACTAATTGCAACTAAAAGACGCGTCGCATTTTTAAAGAAATCACTTGAAAGTAAAGAAAAAAATGTTATTCTAAAATATAAATCAGACTACTCTAATAAAGAAGAAGAATACATTTTTAATATTTCAGAAATAGATTATTCACCATATAATGGTAATAATTCGAATGTTATTATTACAAGCCCACAAATACGTAGTATTGCTAATGATATTATTAATTCAAAAAATGAACTGGTTTCAATTCTAGATTTATATTATAATGAGTTTGTTAATAAATTTATTGAGAAAAGTGATATGATCGATGATCTTATTAAATTTGTAATTAATATTGATATTTTACAGTGTAAGTGTTATATTGCTGAAAAATATAATTACTGTAAACCAAATATAGAAAAACGCAATAAATCATTTGTTGATTTTACTGGAATCCGTCACTGTTTAATCGAACATCTTAATACGCGAGAAACTTATGTTTCAAATGATATTGATCTTGGATATAATAAAAATGGAATTTTACTATATGGAACAAATGCGGTAGGTAAGACCAGTTTAATTAAATCAATTGGTATCACAGTTATTATGGCTCAAGCTGGTCTATTTGTTCCATGTACAAATTTTACGTATCATCCATATAATTATTTGTTTACACGTATTCTTGGTAATGATAATATTTTTAAAGGTTTATCAACGTTTGCCGTTGAAATGTCAGAACTACGAACTATTTTACAATTCTCAAATAAAGATAGCTTGATTCTTGGGGATGAACTATGTTCTGGAACTGAAAGTGACTCTGCTTTAAGTATTTTTGTTAGTGGTCTTGAA